GTGATCCACGAGGTGGCCGCCATCGGCGACAGGAGGGCCTACGAGCATCGGTTCCTCTGGTTCGACAATGCGTTGACGCTGCGACGCATGTCGCAACCGTTTGCATTCCGCGAGCCGCGGGCGATCGAGTTTGCGGCCGGGCTCGCCGCCATCGGCGACCGGATCGTCGTGAGCTTTGGCGTGCGTGACGCCGAGGCGTGGCTCGTCGAGATCGCAGCCGACCCAGTGGAGGAGATGCTCCATGCCATCCCCGTTTAGGGCAAAGGTCTCCAAGGCCCTCGCCGACGCCTGGCGGCCTCATGACTGGTTTGAGCTCAACCAAGCCGTCGAGAATCACTACGTTCACAAGGCCAGCGTTTGCGCAGACCTGCGGCCGAAACGTGTGATCGAGATCGGCACGCGGTGCGGCTACTCGCTCGTAGCCTTTGCGATCGCGGCCCCAGAGGCCCGCTACTACTGCTTCGACGGGGCGACGGATCCCGATTCGTTTGACTGCCTCGCCCATTGGGCGAGCGTAGTCGAGCGGTGGGTGATCGACGCGAGCCTCGTCGTCGTCGACACGAAGCACGTCCGCAGCCTGCCGCCGGCGGACTTCGCCCACGTTGACGGAGACCACAGTTTCGACGGTGCCCTCCGCGATCTACGGCTCGTCTCCCACTGCAAGACGATCCTCGCCGACGACGTTTGCAACCCCGAGTTCAAACGGGCGGTCGTGCAATTCGCGGCCGAGCGTCACCGCCGCGTCGACTGGCATCACGACGGACTCAGGGAGTCGGCTGTCCTCACATGAAAATCGGCGTCTACGCGCTCGCGAAAAACGAGATCAAGCACGCGGCCGCCTGGGCCGAATCTTGCCGCGAGGCCGACGTTCGCGTCGTCACCGACACCGGCTCAACCGACGGCACCGTCGAGGCCCTGGAGGCTGCCGGCGTGACGGTGGCCCGTGGCTACGTCTGCCCGTGGCGGTGGGACGACGCCCACAACCTCTCGCTCAACCACCTGCCGCCAGACCTCGACGTTGCGATCCGGCTCGACCTCGACGAGCGGATCCAGCCCGGCTGGCGGGAGGCCGTCGAGCGGGCGTGGGCGGACGGCGTCAACAACCTCCGCTACCACTACGTTTGGTCGTGGGCACCGGACGGCTCTGAGGGGCTGACGTTTCACTGTGATCGCGTCCACGCCCGCAAGGGCTTCCGGTGGGCACAGGCGACCCACGAGGGGCTCGTCTGTTGGAGCGGCGACAAGGTGCAGGCGTTCGCCGAGGGGCTCCAGATCCACCACCACCGCGACGCCGGCAAAAAGCACGTCACCGATTTGACGCTCCTAGAGGTGGCCGTCCGCGAGGCCCCGCACGACGCGCGGGCTCAGTGGTATCTCGCCCGCGAGCTTGACTACGCCGGGCGGGCCGAGGCGGCCGACGCCTTCCGGCATTACCTGACGATGGCGGGCGGCACGGCCACCGAGCGGAGCTACGCCGAGCGGTCGCTCTACCGGCTGACGGGCGACGAGCAGCATCTCCACAACGCCGCCAAGGAGGCCCCCGGCGAGCCCGACGGGTGGGAGCGGCTGGCGTGGGTGAACTACCAACGCCGCGAGTGGCGAAACGTGGCAGGCTTCGCAAAGCAGGCCACGGCGGCCGACTGGCCGAGCACGCATTGCACCGACCCGCACGCCCCGACAAAGGCCCTTGATCTGCTCGCGGTGGCCCTCTGGGAGCTCGGCAGTCGGACAGACGCCCTACAGCACGCGCGGCAGGCTGCGGCAAGATGGCCGGGAGACCAGCGGCTCGCCAACAACGTGGCCGCGATGGAACGGATTCTCCAAGGGGCAGCCGCGTGAGCTCGACACTCAAAGACATCGCCGACGCCCTGGCCGCCAGCCTCGACGCCGAAACCTTCGCCAGCGTCACCGCACAGCCGACCGTCGAGCGGAAGAATTGGCCGACCTATGAGGTCGAGGATCTGGCCGACCCCGTGATCGCCGTCACGCCGGCCGGCATCGAGACCGTGCGGGTGAGCCGCGACTCGTGGCAATACGACTACCAAATGAACGTCTTCGTCGGCCGGCACACGCCGACCGAGGCGGCCGCCGACGAGATGGTCGACCTCTGCGAAGAGATCGCCGACGTGATCCGCGAGCATTCGTACGGCGAGCTCGAATGGCCGACGGGCGTGACAAGCCCGATGACGGTGGAGGTGGCACTTAACCCCGACGACGCTCTGACCGAGCGAAACGTCTGGCGGGCGGTGATCACGGCAACCTATAGGGTGCATCGCTAATGGCAGCACTTGGCCGCGTAAGCCGGGCATTCATTCGGCCGGGCGAGATTGGCGGCAACCGCCAAATTCGCTCGGAATCGTTTCAAGCCCGGCTCCGCCTCCAGGCCAAGGTCAAAGGGGCGTTTTTCGACCGCCGCAAGATTTCGCGGATGATGGACGATATGTCGCGTCGCAGCCTCTCGGCTGCCGGCCGCGACGTGCAACAGGCCGCCAGAAAGGGCATCGGCAATTCGCCGCCCAAGCAGACCAAGGCAGGCCGGCGAGCGGTCAAGGCGGGCGAGGTCGTCGAGTTCGTGGGCGGGCTCTACAAAGATTTGACGATGGTGTCGAGCGGCAAGCCTCGGCCGCCCGGCAAGCCCGTCAAGTCGTGGGCACCTAAGCGATTCCTCTACCGCGACATCTACTACTACATGAGCCGCGGCGCGCTGGGGCCGACGGCCGTAATCGGCCCGGCCAAGGCGGCTTGGCTAAACCGTCTGCACGAGTTCGGCGGCACGCTGCAACTGACGGCGTGGCGGATCGGCATCGGGGCGGCACGCAATGCGTACCTCCGCAAGCGAGGCAACGGTCGCCAAGGACGCGACTCCAAGGGGCGATTCACCACAGCCCTGCCGCAGAAAAACCAATTCGACTACGGGTCGATTCTCTGGGCCAACAAGCGGCCGCGGTTTTCCCGGAATTGGGAGCGGACCACCATGACGAAGAACGCCCGCTATCCGGCCCGCCCCTTCATGCAGGGTGCGGCCGGCGTCCAGAAGGCGGCGGCACGGGCAAACGAGAAATACCGCAACGCCTTGCGTCGCGCCGCGTGACGACACCCCCTACGGTCGCGACTCTGCGGGCCGTAGTTTTGACGCTACCACCCCCGCACACCAGGAGGCCAGCGTGGCTATTACCCTCGGAAAAGACGTGACGATCACCGGCTTGACCGGCGCCCGATCCGTCTCCGTCACCAACTCTGCCGCCGAGGTCGACGTGACCAAGTTCGGCGATACCGCCCGCAAATTCAAAAAGGCGATGATCGAGCAGACCGTTGAGGTCGAGTGCGTCGATGACCCCGGCGTTGCCGCCGGCGCCGTATTCAGTCTCGGCGGCGTCGCCACCGGCAACGCTGTTGAATTCATCGTGACCAGCGTTGCCCGCTCGGAGCCCATCGACGGAATCGCGACCTACACCGTGAGCGCCTCGCGCGCCGCCACCCAAACCTGACCTCAAGGAATAACAAACCATGGCGATTACGCTTGGCAAAGACGGCACCGCCCCTCCGTTTGGCACCGACATTATCTCGGCGACATACACCGAGGAATGCGAAGTCATCGACGTGACCAACCGCACCAACAAGGGCGGTTCGTCTGGCAACCCTGGCTTTCGGGCTAACGCTGCCGGCTTCAAGACCAAGACGTGGGAGATCGAGTGCCACGACGCCACGGGGCTGATCACGGCGCTTCAAAGCAACACGGCGACGAGCGGTTTCATCGTGATGAGCGTCGCGGAAAACATCTCGATCGACGGGGCGGTGACCTTCACCGTAACCGCACGGGAGACCTGATCCCGTGGCGATCACGCTGGGGAAGGACTGCTCGATTTCGATCGGTGGCAACATTGCCAGCGCTCGTAACGTCAGCCTTTCCTACAGCGTCCGCACGATCGACGTAGAGGAATACGGCAGCCGCGAGGCTGCCGTCTACCCCGTAGGCGTCGAGGCCACTGTGTTCGTCGAGTTCAACGACACCGCCGATCTAGGCGGCGTCTACGGCATGGTCACGGCCGGGACGCCGATCACAGTCTCGGGCGGCGCCGGTGCGTGGTCGTTCCTCGCAGTGATCACAAGCATCTCTGAGACTGATCCGATCGACGGCGTCGCGACGTTTAACGTCGAGGCCCGTCTTACTCGTGCTGGACTGAGGACGTAATGAAAGAGTTTCGCGATGACCAAGGGCGGCCCTGGATGGTGGCGATCACGGTGGCGGCCGCCGAGCGCGTCCGCGGCCTAGTCACGGTCGACGTGACGGAGGACGTGGAGCAATCCGACGGCAGCGTCTCCCGCCAGACCCGCAAGGCACCGCTCGACATCATCGACACGTCGAGCATCGCGAACACGCTCCAGATCCTCCGCAGCCAGTACGGCACCGTCGGCGAGGTGCTCTACGCGATCTGCCGCAAGCAATGCGAAGAAAAGAAGGTCAGCCGCGAAGACTTCCTTGACGGCCTCCGCGGCGACGCCATCGAAGCCGGCGTGAAGGCGATTGAGGAGGAGCTTGTCGATTTTTTCCCCCCGCGCCTCCGCAAGATGGTCGGGCTCCTGGCGACAAAGATGGACGAAGTCGCCGCGGAGATGCTCGGCCAGGCGGAGGCGCGAATGCAAGCGGCGACGGCG